AAGTATCACAAAATGGTATCTTGTTTGCAGATGCTCGCTGGGCACCAAACGGTACCACAGATTGTGTGGCTGATCCGTTCCCAACCATTGTGAGTTTGCTGACCAACAACTATCTTGATGTTGATGCTCCTGATCCTGCACTGTATCCGCAAGGCATGTTGTTGTTTAACACACGCCGTTCTGGTTACAATGTCAAGAGCTTCCAGGCCAACTATTTCAACACCACATCTACTGCGTTTGCAATTGATGCGTACTCTGCCACTACAGTGTATATCTACAATGATTTTGTAAACTACGACAATGCAGTGTATGTTCGTAACAGTGAAACAGCTGGGTATGCAGCTGGCACAGTACCAACCAACGGCACATACTGGGACCTGTTGAACACCAACACCTGGCTCACAGCCAGCGGCAACAAAACTGATGGCAGCATGTGGTCAGGCCGTCTGGCACAACGCCAGTTGATTGTGCAAGCACTCAAGGCAGGTATTGACACCAGCACAGCAGCACGTGAAGAACAAAATCAATTCAACTTGATTGCAACACCTGCTTATCCTGAACTGACACCAAACATGATTGCACTCAGCAATGAGCGCAACAATACCTTGTTTGTAGTCGGCGACACTCCAATGAGACTTGGACCTGATGGCAATAGCCTAGTGGCTTTTGCTACCAACAACAACGGTCTGGGTCTGGTCACAGAAGATGGCAATGCAGCTACCAGTAACTACGCTGGTGTGTTCTATCCATCATGCCGCACCACAGACCTAGGTGGCAATTCAGTTGTGCAACCACCAAGCCACATGATGGTTCGTACAATTCTGCGCAGTGATGCTGCTAGCTATCCATGGTTTGCACCAGCCGGCACACGCCGCGGTGTGATTGACAACGCCAGCGCAATTGGTTATATCAATGCTGCAACAGGTGAGTTTGAACAGATTGGCGTGAGTCAAAGTGTTCGCGATATCTTGTATGAACGAAACATCAACCCAATTACGTTTATCCCCGGTGTTGGTATCACAAACTTTGGCAACAAGACCAGTACTGTGACAACTACTGCACTAGATCGTATCAATGTAGCCCGACTGGTTGCATTCTTGCGTGGACGTCTGGAAGAGATTGGTAAATTGTTCTTGTTTGAGCCAAATGATCAAATCACACGTGATGAGATCAGTAATACTGTCAACAGCCTGATGGTTGACTTGGTGGCCAAACGAGCTATCTATGACTACCTGGTGGTTTGTGATGGCAGCAACAACACCCCTGCGCGAATTGACAGAAACGAACTATGGGTTGATATTGCTATTGAACCTGTCAAGGCAATTGAATTTATTTACATTCCATTGCGTATCAAGAACACTGGCGAAATTGCTGGTGGATCCGGCGGATAATAATGAAACAGGTGGCTGAAAAATCAGCCACCTTTTCAGGTAAATAAACATATAGGAGATTACAAATGGCAGTTTCATCATTAAATAAAATGACAGTACCACTGGCTAGCGATCAAAGCGCCAGCTCACAGGGTCTGTTGATGCCCAAACTCAAATATCGCTTTAGAGTGATGTTTGAAAACCTCGGCGTTTCAAAACCCACAACAGAATTAACCAAACAAGTGGTCAGCATCGCTAGACCCAATTTGACATTCGAAGAAATCACATTGCCAGTCTACAACTCAACTCTGAAGCTGGCTGGTCGACACTCATGGGCAGATGTTGCCTGTTCAGTGCGAGACGATGCATCAAACAGTGTTTCCAAACTGATTGGCGAACAGATGCAAAAGCAAATGGACTTTTTGGAACAGGCCAGTGCTGCTTCAGGCATTGACTACAAGTTCTTGACCAAGATTGAAATACTAGACGGCGGCAACGGAGCTTCTGCTCCTGTGGTGCTAGAAGCTTGGGAATTGTACGGTTGCTACCTGAAAGGCGCTGACTACGGCGAATTGAATTATGGCACCAACGAAGGTGTAACAATTGCCATGACCATTGCCTATGACAACGCTGCACAACTTGGACCCAACAGTCTAGACACCAGCGGTATTGGTGGCGTGATTGGCAGAACACTTGGCGATGTTGTGACTGGTGTTGGCCAAGGCGCATAATAATGCCAACATTTGGCCAGGAATTCTTCAAGGGATTCACCGCAGCAGACAGCTTGCGTGATTACACTCACGCAAGCAAAACCTTTACCAGCAACGCATACGAACTTAAACCCAGATTCAAGTTTCTTTTTCACGTGAGCTTCACGTTGAACACAGCTGAAATACCTGCACTGAGTCAACTGGCAGGTGTGAATCAAATTACCAGTCTCAGTTATCTTGTGAAGACTGTGGATCTGCCCAAGTATACTGTGGCAGCTGAAACACTCAATCAGTACAACCGCAAACGAGTGATACAGACCAAGATCAACTATGATCCTGTCACTGTGACGTTTCACGATGATGGTGGCGACAACTCACGCAATCTGTGGTACAACTACTACAGCTACTACTACAAAGATCCCAGTCAAGATTATCTAGCACCCAACAGCCAAAATGGCAGCCTGGGCGCCAGTGCCAACTTGCAGAAAGGCTTTGGCTACAACGCCAGAGACATCTACAACGACACTCGAGTGGGCGACGTCAACGACTGGGGATATGTGGGCGAAAGCTACAGCGACGGCACAAGTTCAGAGTCAGGCAAGCCACCTTTTTTCAAAGACATCAGAATATACGGCATGGACCAGCACAAGACAGCCGAGTATGTGTTGATCAATCCCATTATCACCAACTGGAGTCACGACCAATACAACTACAGTGAAGGCGCAGGTGTCATGCAAAACAGCATGACCATAGCGTATGAAACTGTGAAATACTATTCAGGTGCGGTGGGCAATCAACGTCCTGACACCAATGTTCAGGGCTTTGCTGATCCTGCACACTACGATCAAACTCTGAGTCCGATCAGCCGTGCAGGATCAAGATCCACAGTGTTTGGTCAAGGCGGCCTACTGGATGCAGGAGGTGGTATCTTGGAAGATTTACAAAGCGGTGGTGTACTGGGACTTATTGGAGCAGCACAAAAAGCCGGCACAGCCTACAACACATTCAAAGGCAAAAATATCAAGAGTCTGGCTGTGAGTGAAGCAACAGCACTGGGTACAAGTGCCATCCGAGGATCAATACCGGGCGCAGTAAGGGCAGTACAAGGACGACCAACTGGTATGTTCTTTCCAACACCACAAACTCCACCAACCAACGCAAGATAATCATGGCCAGTATCAATTACGAAAATACCAATCTAGATCAAACAGTACGAGTGTTTGATGCATTTTATGAATATGATGTAAATGTTCCTGCGGCAGAATATGATGTGGTCAACAGCTACTTCAAATCAGTCATGACCACACGACTGGCAGCAGACAACTTTACTGTGAGCCTGTTCAAAGTGGCAGAAGACACAGGAGTCCCTGCCTTGACCTTGTTGCAGGGATTCGAAGGCTCCGCAGGCATGAATCTCAATGTCACCTTGGCCTATTATCTAAACAGCATCAGAAACCGTGCTACCTTGTTGGGCGTGGGTGTGCCTGTGACTGCAAACTTTTACGCTGCTAGAAATGTAGTTCAATAAAGGTTAGGCGTGTATGGCTAACTTTTCAAAAGGCATTTTTCAAGTAAGAAATGCAAAAAAATATGTAGGCAATCGGCCCCCAACCTGGCGCAGCAGCTGGGAACAGGTGTTCATGACGTTTCTAGACAACAACGACAATGTGCTGCAATGGGGCTCAGAATGTGTGGCAATTCCGTATCGTCATCCACTTGACGGCAAAATGCACAGATATTTCCCAGACTTTTTGATCACTTATCGCACCAGGGAAAATACCATGCGAGCAGAACTGATTGAAATCAAACCCAAAAATCAAAGTGTGATTGAAAGCAAAATGAACAGCCGTGACCGTGCTGTGGTAGCCATCAACTATGCCAAATGGGCTGCTGCCACTGCCTGGTGCAAAACACAAGGGCTGACTTTTAGAGTTCTCACAGAAAACGACATCTTTCATCAGGGCAGCAAACGATAATAGCTGAGTGTTGGGCCGCTAAATAGGGTATGACACGAAAACTCGAAGAGCTGTTTGATCTCCCACCAACTGCGGCAGAAATAGACGCTGAAGTTCCTGACATTGCCGTCAATCAAGCCTTGTTGGCGGAACTTGATCTCACCATTGACAAGATTGACAATGCCCTTCCGGCAGTGCGTGGACTAGATGCCACAGACACTGAAATGGATGAGCTGAGTGACATGGCCAAGGGCAGCTATAAAGATCTCATGGATCTTGGCATGCAGGTAGACAGCCGCTTTGCCAGCGAAATCTTTGGGGTAGCCAGCAACATGCTGGGACACGCTATCACAGCAAAAACAGCCAAACTAGACAAAAAGCTCAAGATGATTGATCTGCAGATGAAAAAAATGCGACTGGATCAACAGCAACAGGTGCTGGATTCCAAGGCTGCGGATTCGGGTCTGGTGCCTACACAAACTGCGGAAGGCATGGTTCTAAGCCGCAACGATTTGCTGAATCGCATACTTGGTAAAGACCAAATTGCTGAAAAAGAATAAATATACAACAGGATACCGAATATGAAAAAACCATTTGCAAGATATCTAGCCGAAAGCGAACGCACA